CTGGAAGATTTGAAAGTTATTGATATTATTCAAATGCCTCAGTTTGAAAAGCATATTGAGGCTTGTATAAAAGAGTTATATTTAACTTACACAAAAATAATGGATGAACATCCAGGTATTCGATTCAAAAGAGGTCCTATTGAAAGATTACAAGAGAAAAAGGTATTTGGACCTAAAGCTCTTGCTGCTCTTTACGCGAAAGTAGTCGATAAGACTATAAATACAAGCGAATATCCTTCTACACTTAGAACTTTTATTAAAGAAATAGGCAATGAAGCTTTTCATAGAACTTATGTTGAATTAAAGCAAGCAGAAGATGAACAATCCAATAAGGAGATAATAAAGAGCAATCTGCAGAAATTGAGCAAAGATGAGTTAGTTGATGCACTGGCTGATGTTTATATGGCATGTCCTCCATTTAGTATAGCGAATATGCTAAGTAACGTACAAGAAATAAAAAGTCCTATAAAAGAAGTTATAAACCAGCAGGCAAATATGCAGCGCATAAAGGCACAATTTGCAGAAATAAAACAACCATTAAGTATATTAGAAAAATAAAAAAAATTATGGAAATAACATTGCATGAGATATTAGCATTGGTTCTTTTTGGCTCAGGAATGTTTAGCTTGGGTATGAACGCAGGAAAGTATTTATATAAAAAAGGATTATGGAAATGAAAAAGGTACTTAAATTTTTATGGAGATGTGTAGGTGTACTTTATTTCCCTATATATCTATTGGCCTGGGTATTGCATAAAATAGCAAGGCTCATGCTTGCAATCGCATATTTTGGATTGCTTAACAAGCAAACTGAAAAAGATATAATCAAGTCTTTATTTAAGTGGCATGGAAGATATTAAGCAATATGGAGACTTAACCGAAAAGGAACTCTTTGAATTTCTCGATGAAATTAAAAGCGATGATGAGGATATTCAAGAGGCTCAATTTGAGGCAATTGAAAAAATTACCTTAGAAGAAGAGCATGTTGAATTATCTGAAGAAGAGCAGGAAAACAGAGAGATTGAAGCTAGATATGGAGATAAAATGCCATGGACAGGCTTAGGTCCAAATAATTGCCAAGGTGTAAAACTATTTGGACCTGAGGGGCAGCGCAGAGCTGCAATGGCTAGCATAGAAGCTAAAAGGAAAAAGTCTCAACGGCTTAAAGAAGACAGAATACGTATTCAGCGTGAAGCTTTCAGGCAAGAATATATACGCCTGAGTGACCCTATAGGAAATGAAAGGATTAAGCTGTTAGTTTCATCACTTGTTAAAGAGCACACAAGAATGGTTGATAAATACTCAACTTATATAAACAAGCGATTAACTACTTTACTTAATCCTTTTATTCCACGTAGGTTAAGAATATGTAAAAGCTTATATCCTGACTCAATTCGTCCATGCCCTGGCTTTTTATATAAAGCAAGTGAGGAATACGGTGCTGGATTAACTTTTTGGGCAATGCCTAATATTCCATATTATTTTGCTCAAAATACAGAGCAGAAAGTTCTTATAGAGCATAAATCGCCATTCTTGGTAAATGTAGACCAGTCCATAAAGTTCTATCATGAGCATCTTAAAAAAAGAGCGGACAAAGAGCTTAAATATGCTTCTTTAATATACCAAAAAGGCGTATATTCATACTTTGACCTATTAAGGCTTAATCCATTTTGGTATGAAGTTTTATATAATGATTTGCAAAACAAGATTAAAGAAATGGTATGAAAAGTAATAACACTAAATTAGCATTGCCAAGAATTTTAATCTATCAAGATGAAGACTGTAAAATCCTGGTAGATTATTTGGTGTATAACGGCTTTCAAGTAATAACCTCAACTGAGGATGATATACTAATCAAAATCAGAGAAAAGAATTATGACTTATGCATATTAAGCCATTATAAAACAACAGATGCCTCTATGAGGCTAAAGCCTTTAAAATTTTTGCGCAAATCAGATGATAAAATACCAGTAATAATGGTATCAGACAAGGCCCAATATGAGTATGTTATTGAAGCATTCGATGAAGGCACAGATGATTACGTTATAAGGCCATATAACATTGAAGAACTTATAAGAAGAATAAAAGCCGTTTTGAAAAGATGTGGTGTGCGAGTAAGAAGTATAGAGCCATCTTATGAGATAGGCGATTACCTGTTTAATACAGTAGATAAAATTCTTACTATAGGCAGTGTAAAAACACAGCTTAATAATAAACAAAGCCAAGTTCTTGCTTTACTATGTGCCTATAAAAACGAAACATTACCTAAGAAAATACTTATGCAACAAGTATGGACTGATGATAACTACTTTAATAAACGTAGCTTAGACGTCCATATATGTATGTTGCGAAATATGCTTAAAATGGATAACCGAGTAGTCATAGAAACCATACGAGGGGTCGGTTATTCTCTTGTTATAGAAGAAGATGAAAGCTTAATGTAAAAAAGGCAGACTACAGAAAAGTAGTCTGCCTTATATTTCTCTCATTCACTTGTTAAGCTACGTGCTTCTTGAAATTCTTCAAAAAATACAAGCTCATTTTTCCTGTCACAAAATCCTCATCTTGATTGCCTGCATGAAAACACTTAAGGCCATATTTATTGGTATAAACCTTAAAATCACCGCGTAATTCTCTCGTTCCAGTTTGGTTATTAAACCACCACACTCTAATATGATTTGCATCAAGCCATTTTATTTGCTGCTGAATATATTTAGTAAGGTTCTCATATTCATCATAATCGGCTTGGTCTTCAACATACGGAACAAAGGTGCATTCTATAAGGTCTGAGTCATCAACTGCTTTCCAATCATCTTCTATATAAAAATTATTGGAAAACATTTCAGATACCTCATTGGCTTCTTCCAAATTGTCTTCATCTAATGGCTCTTCGCCATAATACAAAAAGCAAAAAGCATCATTTGATATTTGCAAAGTCTGCTTTTTGCTGTAATCTAAAACAAAATTACTCATTTATTCTCCCGTTCTATAGTTTCACGATATTTCTTCTCAAGCTCTGCTATTTCATCTAAAGCAGCTTGAGGCTGAACTAATTGAACAGCTGCGGGCAATTCATTTTCTTCTTGCATTGCTTGAACTGACTGAGAGCCATCAAGCAAATTCTCTTGCTGTACCTCTTGGGTATTCTCTTGTTCATTTATTTCCATATTGCAATTATTTATTTTTGTTCAACATTTCTCTTGTTTGGACTTGTGATATTCTCCTGTCCAATTGTGGCGGATATTCTCTCGGCCATTTTAGTGCCGGATTGGCCATTCCAATATGGACAAATATCACATAACCGCTCATGTTTACAGCCTATACATTCGGTATAGCCGGACATAAGCCGCTCATTTTTAATGGCCATGCGGCTTTTATGTGTTCTAGTGTGTAACATTTTTTAACAGTTTTACTTTTGTTCTTTTATAGGCTAAAGTACAAAATAATCTTGATATAAATCACTGTTTTACAGACTTTAACATAAAAATTTTTCACTGGTTTATTGCAGCTTTAATATAAAAATATAGAACTCTAAATGCCTCGAAAATATATGAAATTTCATTATTCTTGTTCATTCTCTCCTCATTTCTTTTTATAGATTTAGTTTACTATTATTCTCAAATAAAAGTGTCCTAGAACGCGCGAAAATGAGTCAACTTTTTAGCCATAAATTTAACAGCTATTTATATAACTGCTTGGTGGCTTAAAGCTCAAGAAAGTCCATGCCTTAATTCATATTATAGGCTTTATAAAAATACATTGATAGATACACTTCTTTTGGCCTCTATCGCGTCGAATTGAGTTAACCCATATTATAGTACACCTAAAGCCTAAAAGTGTCCTAGAACGCGAAAGAAGCATGTTTCTATGAGTTTACATATTTTAACATAAATCGCAATAATACAAAAATAGCCGCATATTTAGATATGCAGCAAAAAAAAGAGCCGCCTCTTTCGAGACGGCTCCATGGGAGAAACGGTGTCAGGTGGCTGTGTTATGCAAGTGACTCCTCTTCGGCTGTAGTCTCAGCAGGAGCTTCGACAGTTTCTTCATTTGCCTGACCGGCAAGATATTCATCCAGCTCCTTCTTTGCATCCTCGAGCTGCTTCTTTTTGGCTTCCAGCTCTTCCTGAGCTTTCTGCAGCTTCTCCTCTGCCTTCTTCACATTCTCCTCGCAGCGAATTACGCGGTCCTGAGGAGTAAGCGGAGTGCGGGTTGCTGCTGCCTCACGGCGCTCCAGATACTTGGCATTGAGCTGTGCACCTTCTGCGTCGAACTCTCCGGCAATCAGCAGTCCTTCAGTGGTAACAACCTTATGCATGGTCTTCGTTGCAAGCGGATTGCCTTCGATAGGAGCCGGAACTGAAATGCGGTAGAGCAAGCGCTGAGCTCGTTTGTCAGGCACGATTGCCACGATACGGCCACTAATCATTTCGATGTGCTCTTCGCCGTTTTCGTCAGTAGTGCGGTATTTCTCGAATGCCACACCCTTGCCGACGTTACCGATAACTTCGTTAACCTCTTCGGCAATTGCTTCCGGCGTCCATTCAACTTTGTCTGCCGGGTCTTTTGCTTTGCGAGCACGGGCTTTTTTCTCCGGCTCAACAACTTCATCCAGAATGCGAACGAGATTGCTGTCGTGTACCTTAATAATGCGGCGTCCGTCGTCTGTTTTGATTGCATAAAGCACCTTATTGCTGCGCTTCTCTTCAATCACTCCGGCGATATAGCCGTCAACCCATTCTGCGGTGTTGAAAGGAACTGCCTGACAACGATGGTTAACGTTCTTCTTCAGCTCTTCGGCCAGTGCATGACGGTCCTCATCGGTCATCTTTGGCTTTTTCTCCTGAGTTGCCTTGCTGCCATTGTAAAGCGGGTTGAGCCCGCCATTCTCTTCAGCTGCCTTAATAGCTGCTTCTTCCTCAGGGCTGAGCTGAGTTTCTTCTTCACTTGCAGGAGTCTCTTCTGCGGTTGCCTCAGGAGCTGCAGGAGCAGCGGGGGCCTGAGCCTGTTCACGAGCTGCGAGTACGGCCTCGATAGCCTTTTTGTCTTCGTCACTTGCTGTTGCCAAAAGAGCATTCAGCTTCTTCGTTGTTATCTGAGAAAATTCCTTTGTTGCCATAATACTGTAATTTTTGAATTGTTATTAAAATGTTATTGTTTAATTTTGATATTGCAAATATACTATGTTTTTTTGAATTATTGAGCTGCTTTGGGAACTTTTTTCCAAGTTTTATGTTAAAAAATATTAATTGAGTTTTTTAAACGGCCCTAAGAGCCCGAGAGTACTTATACTATATCCCTCCTTGCCAAAAAATCTGAGTGCCATATTAGCCAATCTTGATAGGCTCAAGGCTTCTGAAGAAGCTACCACTGTAAGCGCATAATCTGTTTCTTTAGATATTATTGCATAATCGCAAATTGCTTCCATGAAGCCGTCTAAGGCATCATAATTATCATAAGCTTCAAGCCTATAAGCCGCTACAAATATTTCGTTTCTTGCCATGTTATTTAGCTTTTACGGTTTTTGTAACTCTTGCTTACCTCTACACTGAACACGCCGTGCCAAAGAGCAAATCGGATTGCTGTTTCTGAGTTGTCTTGTTCAACTGCAACTGTTGGTGTCAAAAACAATGTTTCTGACTTGGTTGCTGAAAATTTCATTGTTACCATATTACTGTAAATTTTTATTAGTTGCTCCGCAACAATATTGCGAAAGCAAGGATTAAACTTAGTGCCGCTGTAGGTGTCGCTCCTAAACCGTTTCTGTCCGCAGCGGCTAAGGTCATGCATTCTCTTGAGGAGTGCCGTCCCATTCTGTTACTTGCTCGAGTACAATGTACCGGCGTTGCTTTGCGCGGCACATAAGAGCCGCATAGCTGTCTGCGTCTGTTTTGTTATCAAACTTCTCCACAACTGTGGGATTGAAACCGCCGTTATAGGCAACTGCTACATAAAAAACTGTTGTTTCCATATTTGTTATATCTTTTAAGTTATATGCAAATATACTACTTTTATTTTAATCTGGTTACTGCTTTAAAAACTTTTTTCGTTAAATAATGTTGGTTATTTTACGCCCATTCTTGCTGCATATTCATCAATTTGTTCTCTTGTAAGCCACTCAGGTTTAACCGGCAACAAGTCATAAAGCTCTCGCATTTTATCGATTTGTTTCTGCTCATCATGGGCCCAAAGACAATGCTGAGCGTTTCGGCCGCCGTGGCCAAGATAGTAATTGCAATCGCATTGAAGCCGGTTGAGTAACATGTACTCAAATTTATAGTCTTTTGCTGCCATGTTAGTATATTCTTAGAAATTTGTACAAATATAGTCTCTTGCCGTACTTCACAATATACGCATAGCCGTTTCTCTTGCTGTAGCGTATCTCTTGCCAACGGCCTCTCGTGACCTCTGGGTCCCTTACTGTGAACATGATTGTGCTCACGTACCTTGCCGCATCGCCTGAGTGACTTATTTGTATCTCAATGCACTCGGCTCCGTCATGCAAAACTCCTGTTCTCTTGAACTGCGATTTGTTATTTTCCATTATTCCGGTATGTTAAACTGTTTCAACAATTTGTTTCTCTCGTCTTTCGGCATTCTTGTGAGGTTAATTCTCTCGGAGCCGGTCCAAAGATATACATAGTCACAATGACCCATCCAACTGCGTTGGCATTCTTGCCGATAGTCATTTGCCTCAGTGTAGCTTGCAAATCCGGCTTTATAGTCGTATTCGCTGTCGTCTCTTTCAACGTACAAATAAACTGTCTTCTTCATATTATTCTCCTGTATTTATATATTGTTTTACTGTTCCAAATCGTACACCAAAACAGATATAGCAACTATCTGCATAAACTTTCGCCTTTTTTGTTTCCGGCCAATCGCGCCTCGGATTATGCTGTTTCATTCTCTCGAGCTCTTTGTCTGTCAGAAGCTCACCCTGTGGGCATACGTCATTCTCCCGCAGCACCACGTTATACACATAAGTTCTCTTGCTGTCCATATTATTCCATCATTACTTTTATTGCCCATTCAAAGCCTGTTATTCTCTCGAGGCGCTCCTGCTCGAGCTCAGCCACTCTCCGGCTTTTGCAAATAGTTGGGCAATAGCCTTTGTGGTATCTCTTGGGCTGCACTTTCCACGCTTTGAGATTTGTGCTCTCCTGTATCATGCCGTGTATTCTCTCGGCCCATACAGCTCTGTCTTGTCCATCTCTCCCGGTAGTTGCTATAATTCGGCTCTCCCGGTCTGTGCTGTCGATTGTTACTATGTTGCCGTACTTGCTATAAGTTATTTGGCAACCCAGTTCCGTAGCCTTGTCGATTAAGGCTTTCCACTGTTTGTCGGAGTATTCACTCCTGTAATAGTTCTTTGTCATATTCTCCTGTTATTTAATAATCTCTATAATAATTTTTGCAGCCGCATCAATAGCCTGTTCATATATACCTCCGTCTTGTAAATCAGGAAAGTTACACCATTCACATACCTCGCTGTAATTAATAATATTTAGGTCTGACAGGTCATAATAATTCTCTTGTACGGCACGCGCCAATTCTCTTGCAGCACGTACTACTAAATTAAATTTATCCATATTACAGTTTATTTTAATTCTCTCGGCAATATTGCCAATTGTGCCCAGCAGGAGAGTCGAACTCCTGTGCAGCCTTCCCGGCCTGGGCTAAATATCCGCATCAGCGGATATTTACGCCGTTTTCGTCCACGGTTATTATTTCGAGCAGCATTGCCTCTCCCGGTATTTCTCTCGTTTCGACAATTTTCTTGCCGTCCTCCTCCCGTTCGGTTGTTTCCTTTTTCGACTTGTTTTCCTTATAAATACAGTACGTATGGCCGTAATAACCGCTCAGGTCATTTCTCTTGTCGGCCTCTTTCAGGCATTCCAAAATATTTTTTTCGGCATAATAATGGCATTCGCTGGCAAACATTCTCTCGCCGGTTACAGCACAGCTGTCAATACGGATTTCTCCCGCGTTAATTTTCTCGTTGTCCAGAACTGTCAGGACGAAACGATAATTTCTGTTAATTTTCATTACTGTTATATTTTAATTATTTCCGTTTTATTTATATTGCTAATATACCAATTTTATTTTAACCGGAAAAATTTATTTGGTTAATAAATATTGGATATTCGTTAATAACCATTAAATAAATCAGATATATATCTGATTTATTTTCGATATGCTAATATAATAATAATTTTATCGGCTATAAAATTTATATATTAAAAAAGTGTTAAGAAACCTGGATATAAATATTAAAAAATGTCGGCTATATAACCTGTAAAATAAATAACATATAAAAATTTTATGGGTTAAATCGTATTAAATTTCCTGGCTGTTTCGTTAATAAGTTGAAATAATAATTTTATACCTGTCAGCTAATAAAATAATTGGAACCTGAAAATATATTTGGTTAGGAAGTGTTAAATTTTCGTTAAACCTTGTTGGAGGAGAGGCTATGAGCCTGTAAATGGCTTGGAACCTGAAAATTATTTTAGTTAAGAGTTGTTAACAGGCTGATAGCCTTAATGCTTCTTAACGAATTAAACCATAATTAACGAATTAGGCTGTCAGGCTTAATGCTTTTTAACCAAATAAATTTTTATATTTTGAGAATTTTGCCCGTGTGGAAATTAGGCCCCTGCCGCAGTGCCTGAGTGCCCCTTATATATAGTATATAGAGCCATGTCCATAGGCAGAAAAATTTTTTGGCTTCAAATCATTCTCGCAAATTGCCACCAAATCAAAATTCGCAAAGGCCATCATTCAGGCATTCTCGCAAAAAGGCTGTAAACAAGAGAAACAAGAGAAACAATCAATTATTTCTTGATAAGTGATTGATTTTCAATAAGTTAGATATATTATAAACAAATAAACAATAAGAAATATAAATCACTTAAATAGAATTGTAAGTAGTGAATAGTGATATGATATAGATAATCACTTAACGTATCACTTATTAAACATAAAAAGTAAGTGATATAGGGCAATTAAATATTTATGCCATATAGATTCTTTTCACTAATGCATTTTTTATAAGTGATTGATTTTCAATTAGTTATATTCAGTGAAATAAAAACTATGTTGTTTACAGGCTCAACTCTATTTCACTGAATAACTAGTGAAGCGTGAAACATTACAAACTATTTTCCATATTGGTAAATCAATTCACTGATATAAAAAATGTTAATTTCTCATTTCCTGTGTAATTTTTATTCTGCGAGAATTTTCACCTATCAGTTTTTATTAGTATATTTGCAAAGTAATAAAAAACTATATTTATGATACGCATAGGTAAATACAAGTATTTGGTAGATTTACAAGAAAATGCCAACTTACAGTCTACAAGTGCATTTTTCATACTTGAATTTGAGTATGATAATAAAGTATACATAGGCTGGACAGGAGAAACAAAAGCTTTCACTGTAAAAAACAAAATAGAAGTACTTATAAGTAATGCATTTCGTAACACTATTTGGCTAAACAAAAATAATCCAGACTTAATAAAAGCCATAACTGAAAGTAAATATATAACGGTGTCAACAGAAGAAATTCCTATGAACCTAGACTTGATAAGCATATACCTAAGAATGTATGAATTGATAGATGAATATATGGCTTATGCTCCCTATGGCCACAACATAATAAATAGCTTAAATAAATGTGCAGCAGAAAAAGCCGTCATACCAGGATATGCAGCAAAATGGGGAATACCAGAAACCATATATAGAGCTGGTACAAATAGCGTTCGTAGCTATCCGCATAGAGCCGTTTATCAATATAAACAAATGACTGATAATCTATATAAGCTCTATAAAAAATGGGACTCCATAAGAGAGTATATAGAAAGTGTGGCTCCAATGAAAATAAACCCAAGCGCGATATATATGTGTTGCAATGGCCAACGTAGAATTGCTTATGACTGTATATGGAGATTTGATGGAACAGAGGAAATAATTGAAATTGCTCCAGATATGAGAAAAGTAAAAACTAAAGAGGCTGCTAACATAGAGAAAGATGCAGAAAATAGAGTAGCTAAGTTTATGGCCAAACAAGCCAAGATAGCAAATAAGTTAGAAACTGGTAAATCAAGAATACTCAAATAATATGAAAACAGATAAAATAGCACAGAAATTAGCAGATATATTGCCAAACAGGCCAATAGTTCCTGGGATGTCTAATCCAGATACATCTAAGCTTGTAGAACAAGAAGCCACGCGCATCAAATCAAAACAAGATGCAAAGGAATTGGCTCGTATTAAGTATCTTGAAAAGCAAAAACTTAAAAATCTTCAAGCTAAACAAGAAAAACGCCAATCATTAGCAGAAGAACTCGGCGTGGAAGAAATACCAGATGGCCAAACTGAGTTTCAAGCTAAACGTATCGTAGAACAGCAAAAACGAGTTGAGGCTATTGAGGCACTTGAGGCTCAGACTGTAGAGCCGCTTAAAGCAACTGAGTTAGCAGAGCGCCATGACTCGGGCAGAGGTTCATATTCATCAGCTATACGCTCAGCACTTCAGTTACAAGGAGCATCAAGACCTGAAATAACAAAACTTCTTACTAGCCTTAATATCAATTTAAGTGTTCAGCTTACAAAGCAAGACACGGCCAATTTATTGGCTTGTTTGTTAACGTGCAATGAAGCGCAGTTGGCAGCTCTATATAGTAATAAAAAGATACCAATTGTTATCAAAACAGTTATAAAGCGCTTGCAAGAAGATGCAAAACTTGGCAATATAGAAACAGTTGAGAAGCTTTGGGACCGCGTGTTTGGAAAAGGTCAAATGCAGCTTAATCTACCTGAGCAGCAACAACTCCAAACAGGTATTATTCCTAATGTGCCAATATCACGAGAGGCTTATATAGTAATAAGAGATACTTTAATTAAATAAAGAACGCGCGCGTACGTACTTTACCATTCATATAGAAACTTATGGACTCATTAAAAACAATGCAGGAAAGAGCTTTAGATGCGACTAAGGGCGGAACCGTAAATCCTAAGGAGCTTCTTCAGCTTGAATTGCTGACTTCTTTTGAGAAATATACTAAAGCAATGTTTAAGGCTCAGTACCATCGTTCATTCATAGTTGCAGAGCATCATAAGAAGATGTTTAAGGCGTTACAGGATGTTGTCGATGGCAGATGCAAACGGCTTATAATTAACATTGCTCCTCGATATGGTAAAACCGAGCTTGTTATCAAATCATTTATAAGTTGGTGTTTTGCCTTAAATCCTAAGTGCCGATTTTTGCATCTATCTTATTCAGATATACTTGTGAATGATAATTCTGAAACAATCAGAAATATCATGCAGGAAGAGCTTTATAAGACTCTTTTTCCTAATTCGGCTCTTGCATCTGAGAAAGGTTCGGCTAAAAGATGGAAAACCAAGGCCGGAGGCGAGCTTTATGCAGTATCAACTCAAGGTCAAGTAACAGGTTTCGGAGCCGGTAATGTGGATATTGACCCAGATATTGATAAAATGGATGGAGGCAATGATATATTCACATTCGATGACCATACTAATGAGATGCTTGATATGATAGGAGCTACAACAAACATTTTCCAAGGCGCGATTGTAATCGATGACCCGATTAAGCCAGAAGATGCTGAGTCAGATATTGTCCGTGAGCGTATTAACATGCGATTTGAGAACACAATTCGTAACCGTACTAACTCGCGTAACACTCCAATCATTATAATAATGCAAAGGCTGCATGAACATGACCTTTGTGGCTATTTACAAGAGATAGAGCCAGACGAATGGACTGTTTTATCACTTCCAGTTATACAAGTAGACCCAGAAACTGGAGAAGAACATGCACTTTGGCCAATGAAGCATACACTTGAAGAGCTTTATAAGATGCGTGAGATAAATCCGCTTGTATTCGATACACAGTACATGCAGGACCCAACACCAAAAGAGGGTCTTATGTATGAAGGATTTAGAACTTATAAGATAGAAGAGCTTCCAACAGGCACAAAAGCACTTCAAAAGTGGAATTATACTGATACAGCTGATACTGGAGCTGATGATTTATGCTCAATTTGCTTTATAAATACGCCTGAATACTGCTATATAACTGATATTTTGTTTACAGATGCACCTATGGAGGTCACAGAGCCAAAACAAGCCGAAATGTTGACCAAAAATGGCACGGTTGAAGCCTTAATTGAGTCAAATAATGGAGGCCGTGGCTATTCGCGTAATGTAAAGCGCATATTAAGAGTTGATTTGCGTAATTTCAGATGTGCTATTAAAACATTTACACAGACAGAGAACAAAAAGGCTCGCATTTATACAGCTTCTGCTAATGTTCAGAGTGATATTTTGTTTCCGGAAGGCTGGGAGAGAAAATGGCCCAAGTTTTATAAGGCCCTTATGTCATATCGTAAAGATAATAAGAAAAGAAACCAGCATGATGATGCTCCAGATTGCTTAACAGGAGTATATGAAATGCATGCAAGAAAAGGTGGACGTAAAAAAATACACTTAAGAAACTAAAATCCATATTCTCGCATTATTCTCGTAATTTATAGGCTTTTAATTATATATGAATGATTAAATCATAAACCTTGAATGAACATAATGCGAGAATATGAGATAAAAAATACCTCTATAAAAAATGTTAAAAGCGGTACAACTTATAAAGAAATTTAGTATATTTGCACTGTGGAAAAGTCAATTCGAAGCAAAAATACAGGTAATTCGATGCAAGTTAAGGGTAGCTGCTCGGTAGTATTAACATTAAAAACATAAATAATATGGGATTAAACTGTGGATGTCCTGCCGGTGCTCATATCGCCGACCTTGAGATTGCTGAATGCAAGGAGAGTATGGGGCAAGTTCAAAAAGTTGCATTCCAGCGCATCTATAAGACAGCTGGAACGAAGAACTCTGTCACTAACCCGATTAAGAAAGCATCGTTTTCTACCTTGTTTTCTGCGGCTGATGGTTCTAAGATGACAGTTTCTCCGTATATTCAAGGACCTACTTCTGAGCCTGGCGCAGCTCGTACATTCGGTGGTGGTAACCAGACACTTGGAGGTATTGAGATTACAATTGGCCGTGAGCCGACAACGTTCTCTGCCACTATTTATCAGGAAAGTCAGAAGACAATTGCACAGCTGAAACAGTACATGTGTGAAGAGATTGGCGTTTGGCTAATTGATGAAAATGGCAATATCGGCTGTTTGGTAGATGACCATGATAAGCCTACAGCATACTTCCCAATTCCTATTGGTAAGTTCTTTGTTGGCGACAAGAAGCTTGGTGGTTTTGAAGAGCCGGACAGCAATACCATTGAATGGTCATTCTATCCTAACTGGAGCGATAACTTCTACATCATTAAGCGTGAAACGTTGGACTTCAATCCTCTTACAGATTGGGTTAATGCCGCTTCTGCTGGAGCTTAAAACTTTCAGTTATGAGAAAGAAAAAAGAACAAACAGTAACATTGGTTGTGCCTAAGTACAATATGAGGCAGGAGTTTGGCATTCAGCATGCCGAACGCCTGCTTGATATGGGCACAGCTATAAACGGTGGATGGGAATTACCTAAAGATAGCAATTATACTTACGATGAAGAAAATGGCCTTAGAGTTAAATCAGATAAAGCAAATTCTGCAAAAGCCGACTAAACGTCAGACTATTCAGAAAGCTGTAAACATGCAGCGTCGTCTTAGATTTCATACTGAGACGAATGTTGCTGTATCTGATATTAACCAACCTACGACCATATTCCTTGATTGGGTAAGACAGTTGCTTCCGAAGGATAAATTCAATATATTCCTTCATCTGTTCAAATTTCCGTTGCCTACACCTGCTGTAGTTGAGGACGTCTATAGAGAACTCGAAAGGGTTTTCTATAGTCGTAACTCATCAAGCTCATACCAGTTTACAGACTCAGAGCTTGCAGAAGACTGGTCTCAGTATAAAAAGAATAACCTCAATGAGCCAGAGGTGTGGAAGACAACCGGATGGAAGAGAATGCAGGTATCGCCAAATAGTATTTTGGTAGTAGACCTTCCTCAAGTACAAACATCTTTACGTCCAGAGCCATATTTTTATTGGCTTGAGATTGATGCTGTAATTGATTACCAGACTTTTAGACTTGATGAAAATCAGTTTGAGTGGCTTATTTTCAAACAGCCGGAACATCGAATAGCTGTATTTGATGATACTTCTATAAGAGTATATCAGCTGAATGAGAAAAATGAAATTCAGTCACTTATTTCAGAAGCAAAGCACGACTTAGGATATTGCCCAGCTCGGTTCTTTTGGTCAACACAACTCAATGAGAAAAATAAAGACCTTAAGAAAAATCCAATTACAAAAGAGCTGTCAAATCTTGATTGGTATTTGTTCTTCTCTATTTCGAAGCAGCATTTAGACTTGTATGCACCTTATCCTATATATAGTGCGTATGAAGCTGATTGTAATTTTGAGAATAATGAGACTGGTGATTACTGCGATGGAGGTTTTCTACGCAATGCAAAAGGCGAGTATAAAATTCTCAATGATGGAACAGTTGAAAAGTGTCCTTGCTGTAGCGAAAAGCGTATAGCTGGTCCTGGTTCATTCTTAGAAGTTCCTATACCAAATCAATCTGAAGGTGTCGCAGATATGCGTAATCCTGTTCAGATAACTACTATCGATAAAGACTCACTTGATTATAATGTCAATGAGTGCGCAAGGCTTAAAAATGAAATTGTAATTTCTGTTGTTGGTTCAGGTGGTACTGTAAGTGAAAAAGAAGCTATCAATGAAACTCAGGTAACTGCTAACTTTGAAAGCAAAACCTCAGTTCTCAATGCCTTAAAGACCAACTTTGAATTGGCACAGAAATTTGTCGAAGATACTGTTTGCAAACTCAGGTATGGAGGTGCTTTCATATCATCTTCTGTAAACTGGGGTACAGAGTTTTACGTTTTCACAGTAACAGAACTATATTCTAAGTACAAACAAGCAAAGGAGAATGGTGCGTCTAACTCAGAACTAGATGCTATATCGCAACAAATTCTTGAAGTTGAGTATCGTAACAATCCTTTGGTACTTCAGAGAATGCTTATCTTAAAGCAATTGGAGCCATATCCACATAAAACGCTGGATGAAGTGTTAAAATTGTATGAAAAAGAGTTATTAAATGAAAATTTGGTAAAGCTTAAAATAAATTTTAGTACTTTAGTCGAAAAATTTGAACGTGAGAACATTAACATAATTGAGTTTGCTTCAAATAAGCCAATGAGAGAAAAAATAGATATTATAAACAAAAAACTTTTGGAATATGTTACAGAAATTGGAACTTCAGCAGCTACAGGCACTCAGTCTTGAGGATGTTAAGTCTTACAAGAAAAAGGCCATAGAACGCAAAGCAGAACTAGAAGCTGCTAAAGCTAAAGGCGGAAAAGCTTGGACAAGCGACTTACAAGAAGAGCTTGACGAGGTAGTTCTTTTCCTAGTAGATGTTGATGATGTTATCGAAGAAAAATCATCGGCCTCGAAAACACAGGCTAAGGGTGGTTATACTCCTAAGCCGGGTACTGAGAAGATGGTGCACTTGTCAATTGTGCGCGGTCGTAGGTTTAATCCAATGACTGGCAAAGAAGAGTCACCAGCATATACTCAAATGTTCACATTTGCAGAGTGGCAGCTTTTCAAGAAAACGTATAAAGGCCTTGGTTATACCATTATGGCAGCCTTGCACGACCCGTATGGAGATGCTGCAGAGTTAGTACAAAAGTAATTAACAATAAAAACAAAGCTATATGTTAACAATTGAGATGCTACGACAGAGTTCAGCTTTAACAGGCCTTACGGATGACCAGCTGAATGCGATTGCTGAGATGTCAAGAAATGATGAGAATACCATTGTTGGCACTAAAATCGGTGCATTGCACGGTCAGTATGATGCTGATATTCTTGGCATTACAGGCATTAAAAAGAAAGATGGTGAAAAAAGTTACGACTATGCTAAGCGCGTACTTGGCGAGTACAAAACTAAAGCAGAGTCTGCAAAAACAATTCAAACTCAGCTTACTGCTGCTCAGGCACAGGTCGCAGAGCTCCAGTCTAAACTTGAAAAAGGAGCTGGTGATGAAACTTTGAAGCAACAGCTGAAAGATGCTAAAGCTCAAGTAACTCAGCTTCAAACTCAGCTTCAGACAAAGGAAACTGAGTTCAATACTAAAAAGGCAGAGTTTGATAAAACTATTAAGGACACACATGTAGATTATGCTTTTCAAGCTGCTACAGCGGGCCTTAAGTTTAAGAGTGGTATCACTGAGCCTATTCAAAAGACACTGCTCAATGCTGCAAAAGCAGAAGTCCTTGCAAAAGGTACTCCTGATTTTATAGAGGACGGTCAAGGAGGAAAGAAGCTTGTTATTCGTGGTGCGGATGGTAATATCCTTAACAACCCGAAGAACAATCTTAATCCTTACACAATGCAGGAGCTTGTAATGGAAACATCGCTTAAAGATGTAATTGACAAAGGCCGTCAGCAGACAGGCGGTGGAACAGGAGGCTTTGGGTCCGGTTCAGGCGGAACAGGTGGAACACTTGACTTGTCTGGCATTAAGAGCCAAGTTGAAGCTGATAAAGCTATTGAGGCACATCTGCTTGCAAATGGTTTGACCCGTGACTCACAGGAATTTGCAGACCAGTCAATGCAACTGAGAACTGAAAACAATGTGGCAAGTTTGCCTATTAGATAAAATGGCACATCCTAAAAGATAAACGAAAAATGCTATGAGGCGTAAAAGGGTAATGCACCATATTAGCATAAGTATTAACAATTAAAAAACTTAAAAGTTATGAGTCTAGTTTTAACACGTATCCAGAACATCCGTGCGAACTCTAACCTTGATAAGTTTGAGTATCGCCCCAGTAGGTACGGTGCGCTGAACGCTTTTATGGTGCAGTCTGAAGACCCTACTGGCATCCTCACTGAGGAACTGAAGCAAAAAGCAAGGACCTCCATCGGTAACACGCTGGAAACTCCGGTAATTGACTACGATGCTGATATTACTATCGGTAGTACTCGCACCTTGACAATCGCCGACAGTGAAAACACTTCTAGGATGGTTCAAATCACATTTGCCACTTATGCATGGGGATTTACTATTGCTCCGGCAATGTACATGAACAACGAAATCGGCATTCAGAAGGACTTTGAAACCAAGATGATGAAGTACATCTATGCTTTTGCGAAAAAGCTTGATGAAGCCGCTCTTGCTGCTCTTGCAGCCGACAAAACACGGGTTTTGAAAAACCCGCTGCTGTATGACTGGTCTTCTAATGCCATCAACGCAAAGTGGACTGAACGTGAAAACGTATTTGGTGACCTTGAGGTTATGATGGGAGCAAATGACTTCTATGGCCAGTTGCATATTGTAGGTGACCCTGGTGTTGAGTCTATTATGCGTAAACTGCAGCAGCACGGCCTTTACAATGATGTAAACAAGCAGAATGAATTCGGCACTAAGGTTGTTCACCTGACAAATAACATTGCAGCTGCTGAAGGTAAGTATGCTCAAGGTTATGCTGTAAATGCTGGCTCTCTTGGAATGTTGACCCGCTTCGAGCGTGACTGCTTGCTTGGAACTGTTTCCGGTGACGGTCATGAGTGGGGTATTGCTACTTTGCCTCTGTTGAATATGCCTGTTGGTACATACTTCTACGATTCTGTAGGTGACTACAGCGCTATCGCAGGAACCGCTACTGCTGATATGACTCGTACGCGCAAAGAGCACTATGGTTTTGCTGTTGACGTGGCCTTCTTGACTGCACATAACAGTGCACCTAGCGCTTTGGCAAGTCCTATTCTGGCATTCAACGTATCAAGCGAGGATGCAGTTTATGCTAAGCCTGTGGTCGTTGTCAACTCTGAAGACAATCCGGTTAACACTAAGGAGGCTTCTGCGGGAGTTGGAGGATGATAAACCGATAGCAAATCTTTGAGTTGCTATTAGCTTTGGTAGGAGGCACACTGAGCCACTAGGCGATAGTGGCCTCCTATTTTTCATTAAAAATTAAGAATTATGGTTAGAGCCAACGATATACAAGAAAAGCTGTTACGTCTTATTGGATGGGAGCAGAATTATGATACATCAGACTTAAAAATATCTGATGCTTTAACTGTGAGTGAAAGTGGCTTATATTTTCAACAAATTCATCCTTTGCTGACTTTGCAGAATATGTCATGTATTGCTCCGGATTTTAATAATATCACTTTTCCAGAATACAATTCTGAAAAGGAATATAGCAAAGGCAATGTAGTTGATTATCAAGGAACACAATATAAAGCACTTCAAAAAGCACAAGGAAAACAGCCTGATATTGAGTCTGAGTATTGGGTTGAAACCAATTTATTTTCTGAATGGCTTGAGAGCAAAACAAAAGCAAGCATTCAAAAAGCTATTGCTAGATATTGTAATGAAAAAACGGTAGAAGGAACAAATAAGCCATTATGCGAAAGTCGTACTCTGTTTGATGGAACAGGTAGATTAGTAGATACTGTAAAGAATAAGAAAAATCTAGTTGGCTTTGAAATTATACCAGTACGAGCAAAAGGCGTAACCACAAAGATAAATAAAATATGCCTTCAGTTTACTAAAGCTGGAGAATATACTTTGTATCTTATGCATTCAAGTATGGATGCTCCAGTAAAGATTATAAAGCTTAATAAGATACGAGATAATAGCGCTGAATGGTTTACAGTCGATGACCTCTATTTGCCATACCAAAGTGAATATAATGATGCAGGAGGAAGTTGGTATTTATGCTATTTTCAGTCCGAACTTCCAGAGGGAAGCCAAGCTATCAGAAAAGATAAAGACTGGTCAAAAGAACCTTGTGGCTCATGCTCGCGTAGAGAATTAATTACTTGGATGGCATGGTCTAAATATCTTGAAATTCATCCATTCTTCGTAAATGAAGAACTTATAAATACAGAAGACGAAAGTTTACATTTGTGGGATGTTGAAAATAATCAATATACCTACGATAATAACTACGGATTAAACTTAGAAGTTACTGTAAGCTGTGATATTACAGACTTTATAGTTGAGCAGAGAATGATGTTCCAAGATGTCATAGCTAAGCAGGTAGCTGTAGATATGTTACGCGAATTTGCATACAACTCTAATGTAAGAACAAATAGGCATTCAATCAATGCTTCTCGACTTGATATATTATATGAGGTAGATGGTGACTCTTCTTCTATGAAAAAATCAGGTTTAAGTTATCAGCTAGATATGGCTTTCAAGGCCATTAAGCTAAGTACTTCTGGAATTGATAGAGTATGTTTGCCATGCCGAAACAATGGCATTAAATATAGAACTGTATAAGTATGGCTGTAAAACGATATAATGCGACACTTCGCAATCTGGAATATAGGCTGCGAAGTTTTAAGGATAGCTTGCCTATGCTATTAGAAGATATTGTGCGTGACAAAGAAGACGTAATAGTATCAGCTATAGCAGATGACCAGTTATATCGTCGTGGTATCAACGGTAGAGGTGAAAAGATAATGGATTATATGCCATATAAGCCTAAAACCATACAAATAAAAAAGAAAAAAGGTCAGCCTACTACAAGGGTCACATTACGAGATACAGGTGATTTTCACGAGTCTATGTTTGTAGTATTTGACTCAGAAGGTTTTTATGTGGCTGCGAGTGATGAAAAAACACCTGAGCTTATTGAGAAATATGGTGAAGAGATTTTTCGCTTAACAGATAAAAACTTTACAAGAATAGTTCGTTCTCATATAAGAAAAGAATTAGTTAAACGATTAAAACAGGCAATAAGGAAATGAAGGAAAACTCAGTACAAATAAGATTTAAGGAAGACCCTGTATTGCTTGACAAGATATTACAGGATATGCAAAAGTCGCTTATGAACAGACTTAAGTGGCTTAATTATGCATTTGGTAGAGCGTATAAGCTTGTAGAACATAGGCCAGATGGTAATAAGTTTATATATCCTGCGATGTATAACGGCAATGGAGAATATGTGTCACTTTTACCGAATGATAACTTTGGCAATTTTTCATGGTTTGATATTTATGACCCACAAAAGATTACTGAAGTAGTTCAATCATTGCCACAATATACTTTCAGCGGGGCTATTATATTCTGGTATGACCTCAGTAGCATTTATGAAGATGAAACTGTTATGCATACAGAAGAAGTAAAAGATGAAATTATGCGGGTATTAACTACTCCAGGTCTTATTACTACAACTGGTAAGCTTGTTATAAATGATATATATGAGCGCTTTGAAAATATATACAAAGGTTATTCAATAGAGAAAATCTATAATAACTATACTTATAAAGGAGAAGGTATACAAGATATTGATAAACAATTCTTCATGTACCCTTATGCAGGAATACGAATTGAATTTACTTTAACAACTAGAGAATTATGTCAACGGTATATTTTATAACAATGCTTTTGGCTTTAATATATATAGCCTTAGCAGCAGCATTTGCTATTTTGCTAATTGGAAAACTCGGTGTGCGCGATGAGATAATTACCAGAGCTCCTAAGCTTATTTCTCAATTATTCGATTGTGACTTTTGCTTAAGTTTTTGGACGTCGCTTATTCTCGCTATCATTCTCGCTATTTTCTTTAACGAGATGAGCATTATATTTATTCCTATCATATCAACCCCTATAACGCGAATTTTAATATGAAAAACCTGATAGTAAATAAAAAAGTCGTACGGGTATATGACAGCATAGATGAAATGCCTATTGTAAATTTTCAGAAGTACAATAAGTATTTGCTTATAGACTCTGGAATTGGCTCAGATGCAGATGATATTGATGCCCATATAACCCGTGTTGCTAAATTCATTAAAAGCAATAATGCCAAAAAAGCTTTGCAAGAACTGCAAAACATGAGGCAAAATATGTATATGGTGAACAACGAAATTTCACCAAGGTATTTAGCTTTTGCAGCTCTTATCCATAGCATAGACGGTGAAGAAGTTAATGATTTGTCAGACGATGGACTTAAAAATATATTGGCCAGGCTTAAAGAAATAAAGCATTCAAAGATTATAGACTTTTTGACTTGGCTTAAAAAAAAAGTAACCACCGAACTTGAAATGTACTTTCCAGGAGATTTTGTAAATCCAAAGGAAAAAGATGCATACGATAAGTTAAAGCAAAGAACACTTCTTGTGTTGGACTCTATGATAAATGACACAGATAACTCTGAACAGATAGAAACCATAGATATGATAATGCTTAATATGCATTCTCCAAAATCATACATAGGAAGTGAGTCTGTTGAGATAAAATATGATAAGCAATTTGAAAGTACTTGTCTTTTGATAGCTCAAAAAACAAGCATGGACGCTAAAAAGATGACAGTACTTCAATTCTATAATGCTGTTGATAATATAAAACAGCAATTAGAAGCAGAAAGCAAGAGTGTTAAACGGCATAAAAGGAAATAATTATGGCTGAAGACGATAAGATAAAATATAGCGATATAATTGAGCCGGATGACTCAATTGAAAAGCTTGTCAAGCAACTTGGCGAGCTCAATCAGTCATACGAGACAATGGTAAATGCTATCAGGGCAGGTGCAGATAGGATTGTGCATTCTCTTAAATCTGCTAGTGGAGCTACAAGCGAAGGGCGTAAAGCTATTGATGAAGCAACAGCATCTACGTCAAGACTTGAAAGAGCTCAGAATGAGCTTAAATTAGCTTTATCTGATACAGGTAAACAGATTGCTTGGCTTAAAGCACAAACTTCAGATGCTAATAGAGCAACTGTAGAACAGCAGCGTTATATCCAGCAGGCTATATCTTCTTATGACCGTCTTAAGTCTGACCTAAAGCAAACAGTTGAGCTATATAAGTCTTTAACTGCGGCTGAAAGAGCAGATAGCGAAATGGGGCAACAGCTACTCAATGATATTCTTAATTTAAAAAATCAGATTAAGGCCCTTGATGACCAAATGAAGCCTCATATCCAAACTCTGTCTGAAGTAGAAAAGGCAGAGCAAAGATTAGCTTATTTACAGTCAGATGAAGGTAAAAGATTACTTGAGTTAAAAGCTAAGATTGCTGAGCTTACTTCTGCTAGAAAACAGCAGAAAGCTACAGTAGACCCATTAGCTCAGGCTCAAGAGAAACTTGCCTATGCTCAGTCAGAAGAAAATCAGCAGCTTAAACTCTATTCAACTCAAATACGAGAAGCAAATCAGATTGCTCAATTACAAGCTACAATTGCTAATTCTGCAGAAGGCTCTTATAATAGACTTTCAGCTCAATATGCATTAAATAAAATACGACTTAATCAGATGTCTGCAGCTGAGAGAGAAGCTGCTGACTCTGGTAAAAAGCTTGAAGCTGAAACAAATGCAATTTATCAGCAGATGATAAAATTGCAAGAAGCGACAGGTAATTATAGATTGTCTGTAGGTCATTACCAAAAAACATGGGATGGCTTAGGCATTTCTATTTCTCAAGTAGTACGAGAATTACCTGCTGCAGCTGTATCGCTTAATACATTCTTCTTAGGTATATCGAATAATATACCTATGGTAGTTGACGAAATTAACAGACTAAGAAAGAAAAATGAATTACTGAGAGCAGAAGGTAAAGAAACTGTAAGTGTAACAAAGTCAATTGTAAAATCACTGTTTAGTTGGAATACAGCACTAGTAGTTTTACTTACTGTATTCTCTATGTACGGTAAAGAAATTATCACATGGATTGATAAAACGTTAGCAGGTAGAGATGCAGCTAAATCTTTTGAAGATGCTTTAGAGGACTTAAATGATGAGCTAGGAAAAGGGTCTACAGGGTCTTATGGCCAGCAGATAGCAGTATTAAGAAGATTATCTGAAAATTGGAAAGATTTAGGGGATAATATAAAAGCACAAACACAGTGGATTAAAGATAATGAAAAAGAGTTCAGTAAATTAGGCATCACCATTGATAGTATAAATGACGCCAATAATGCTTTTGTAGATAATACTGAATCTGTAGTGGCCGCATATAAAGCAAGAGCTAAAGCAGAAGCTGCGCTGAATGTTGTGTCCCAGCAATACCAAAAACTATTAGTTGCAGAAAATAAAGCTGAACTTGAAAAAGTGCGTGAGTACGGCTTTTTCGACAAAACTATAAATTACTTTAAAGCTTTATGGGGCGGCATTTCTGGACCAGACTCTGATTTGTCACTTGAAACTAGATTAAAAAAGCAGAGGCAGAGAAATGTAGAAAGTTTACAAAAAGATGCAGATGCTCTTGAAAAAGAAGTTGAAAGCTATTTCAACGTATGGAAATTTTATGAAGACCAAGCAGATGCTCTATTTAAAGAAATTGGCTTAGAAGAATCTCACAAAAAAGATAAAAGAGGTCGTACACCAAGAGACGCTGATGACCGCCTAAATAACCTGGCATTAGCAGCCGAAAAAGCATATCAAAAGAGCCGTACAGAGATTGAGAGGGATGAAAATAAGAAGCGCAGAGCTGAAGCCTTTGCATCATTCAATCAAGAAATAGCTGATTTAAACGATAAATATTCTAGAATCCAAAAAATACTGAATGGTCAAGACGAAAAATATAAAAAGCTTACAGAAAGCCAAAAAGAAACAGCTATCAAAGCACTAGATGATATAGAAAATGCTATAAAGAACAAGCAAAAAGGCTTAACTCTAAGTCTAGATTTGCTCAATATAGATGTAGAAATACAAAAAGCTGAACAGCTATTAGAGTTGTTAGAATTAGAAGGTGAAGTATCAAAAAAAGGTTCTTATGAAGAACTCAGCAATTCATTAAAGCGATTAGATGTAGAAAGACAAATAGCATTACTTAAGAATGCTCAGTTACCAGAAGCTAAAAGACAACCTACAAGCGCTATAAATGCATCTTTTGATAAACAAAAGGCTATTACTGTTGGTAGTTTTAATATGTCAAGCTTCGATGAGCAACAAGCTCTTGATGAAGCTGTATTTAATGAAGTTAAGCGCAGTGAAACTGAGATAACTCGATTTAAGCTTGAACAAGAAAAAGCTAGATGGCAAGAACAAATACGTTTAGCAGAAGCTGGTGGATTGGATTGGAGTCAAGCTCAGATTGATGCCGCAAAAGCCACTGTTAAAGGTATAGACCGTGAATTGTCAGAGCTTGATGACTTTATTAAAAATATTGGCAAAAAAGGTTTAGGCGGTACTTTGCTTGAGAAACTTGGCTTTGATGATGACCAGATTGATGCCCTAAAAGATGCTGTAAATATAGTAATAGAACAGCTTCAATCCATTATGGATGCCGAAGTTGAATTAGCTGAACAGGCTGTAGAAGCAGCTGAAGCTCGAGTAGAGGCCGCACAAAAAGCTTATGATGCCGAGGTTGAGGCTCGCAATAATGGCTATGCTAATAACGTAGCTACTGCTAAAAAAGAATTAGAGCAAGAAAAGAAAAATCAGCAAGAAAAACAAAAAATGCTGCAGGCGGCCCAAAAACGTCAAGAAGCAATGAACACTGTTACTCAGGCATCTTCGCTTGTCACAGCATCTGCTAATTTGTGGAGTTCATTCTCTTCAATTCCTATTGTTGGCCCAGCTCTCGCATTAGCTGCTATTGCTACAATGTGGACATCATTTGCAGTAGCTAAAATTAAAGCCAAACAAGTAACAGCGAGCCAGTCTGATGAATATGGAGAAGGAGGTCTTGAGTTCTTGGAAGGAGGCTCTCATGCATCTGGTGATGATATTGATTTGGGCGTAAAGAATAAGAAGAAGCGCAGAATGAGAGCCGAAGGTGGAGAAGCACTTGCTATTATAAGTAAGAAGCGAACTAGGAAATACAAAAAGATACTTCCAGATGTTATTAATAGTCTAAATAAAGGAACATTTGAAGATAAATATCTTAATGCATTTGCTAGCTCAGATGGGTTGAATATTTCTCTTAATTCTAATGGAAGCGTGGACCTTTCAAAAATAGAGGATGACGTGCGAAGTATTAGAAAACAGAGCGAAACTAAATATTATACACTACCTAACGGCACAGTAGTTATTCAGCATAAAAATGTTAAACGAATTATAAAGAATTAAAGATATGATACCTCCAAAATATAAATTTTACATATCGAAGAATGGTGGTGATAAAGTAGAAGTAAATCCACATTATAAAGAGCTTAATAAGAAATATGCTAAAGAAAGTGGGCAAGAATTTTTCCGTATTTCACTTGATGGTAAAATAAATCTGTTTGGGAGTGATTACGAGCTTGTGCGCAATTCAAGTCTAGAAGACCAGATGATACTTATTATAGATAAATACAATAGGACTTCTGGTAAATGGATAGAGTATTATAAAGGTGAATTTAATAAAACGGATTGTAAGCTTGACTATGAAAAAAAGTCATGTGAGCTTAAAACAACAGCTCTCGATGAATATAATGATGTGGTTAATAAATATGAAAATACTTATGACCTTATAAAACTTGCTCCAGCCATATCAAGAATAAACCTGCATAAACGTTCTTTAATGCAGGTTTATGTAAGAGGTGCCAATTCAATATCTAATTTTTTTGGCGGCATATACTGGGAAGATGACGTAAATGAAGCAATCGACAACCATAATGACTTGATAAACAAGTATTATTTTTCTTATATAAAAGCAGGAAATGAGTTTTATATAAGAAATGCTAGCATTTCTGATGTTAATGGAGTATACGCTGGAACAAACGGATATTGGAGTAAATGGAACCCAGGTTACACGTGCAAAATGGAATTAGTAGATGGAAGCTCTACTATGTATTGGATACGTTTATATAGAAATTCAGATAATACCCTGTTATATCAGTCAGAAAAGCAATGGGCTGTTAGTGACCCTGATAATAAATATATAGGAATTGAGGATATTAAGATGGTAAATGTAAATAATTCAAGCGATACATTTACTATAGAAAGTCCTTTCGTATATCATATCTATAGACGTTTACTTTGTGATGTAGATACTGTAGAAGATTCAGAAGGTATAAAGAACACATATGATTTGCCATCTGATGACTTTGTCACAGACAACAGAAATTATAAAAAGTGTATTGGGCTAACAGGCGGAATGTTTTTCTGTACTTCTAGAGCAGTAGATGAGCCTACAAGATATGGCTTAAATGATTATAACCAGTATTTTACTAATGAATTTATTCCTGGTAGCACCGGTATAGGCAGACCTTTGCCTATTAGTAGAAATTCTTGGGCTAATGCCTCATTGTGGTATGTATACGATAGCTATTATTCTTTATTTGAGCAGAGATTAAGAAAGCAATATACTCTTAGGGATAGTTATTCTATAGCAGCAACAATAAAGGCTTTGCTTAAAGAAATAGACCCTACTCTTCAGCATGAAGCAACTGCCGAATATAGTCGCTTTTTGTATGATACAACCGTACCAATGCCGATGGCAAGATTTTATGTACACATAACACAAAAAACAAATATACTTAAAGGTGAATATGACCAGCCCGCTCAAAAAGCAGAAGTATCATTAGAAGATATAATGAAAATGCTTCGTGATTGTTTTAGATGTTATTGGTATATAGAAGATGGTAAATTTAAGATTGAACACATAAGTTTCTTTATGAGAGGAGGCTCATACTCTTATAATACAAATGTTCAGCTTGATTTTACTAAACTAGTAGACCAGTTTAACAAAAAGCTATCATCATATTTTCAATCAGAAGTAGAATATGATAAAACAGACCTAAACCAACGATATGAATTTGGCTGGATGGATGACGTTACTGATTTGTTTGGTGGAGTAACCATAGATGTTAAATCTAACTATATACAGAAAGATAAAACAGAAGAAATAAATATAAGCCAGTTTTCATCTGACGTGGATTATATGCTATTTAACCCATCTAATTTCTCAGATGATGGCTTTGCATTATTATGCCCTGTTAAAAATGGCTCCTCTTTAGAATTGCCCATAGTTGAAACACAGTTGGTAGATGAAAACGGTGATACATATAATGCTGTAATTCAGAATTTCTATGCAGCTTGGGCATATCTTGTGCGCTTTTATATGTATGATATGCCTGCATCAAATCTTGACTGTAATGTGCTTGGAGATTTATATGCGAATGGTGTAAAAATGTGTATGAAGCATACTATAGAATTTCCTACTGAAGAAGATTTGGATGAACTTGAATTGATTAAAACCACTATAGGAAATGGCAAAATAGATGAGATTTCTGTCAATGTAAATACTCGCCATGCTAAAGTAAGATTACTTTATGTGCCTCAATAAAGCTGTGTGTTAAAAATTATTAAGAAATTTTCTTATATAGATTTTTATTTGTAAATTAGCAGTATGAAGTTAGTGAATAATAACATATCGCCATTGCCTTTTTACGATAATCTTGCACTGCAAAATCATCGTAAAGATTATGCTTTTGGCCAGGTTTATCCGCTAATAACCTATAAGAATATGTTATTGCCTTTTCAAGTAGTTCTTGCGAATGGAACATCGGTAAATTGGGTTAGATTATATGACTTTAATACTGGAAAGTATATAGATATAACTACCGGTATGAAAGAAAATGGTCTAACTATTAAGTCATTCACAGGCTTTAAGCTATTAAAATACCCAGGTACTTTGCCCATTGTTGAAATTAAGCATGAAGGTCTATATTATCTAGCTATTTACATAAGTGGCTTAGGTACTATATATTCAGATTTATTCACGGTAACTAATAGAGTATCAGATTATTTGCTTATTGAATATAGCAACTCATATAACTTTGAACTCAAAAATGGTATTGTAGATTTTTCTGACAATTTTGCTTTTAAGTGTTATCTTAATACGCAAGTAGGCAAACCAGAATATGACTTTGAAGAAGAGGCCACTGAGCGAATGGGCTATACTTTTATCGAAAGCCAAGTAAGTAAGAAGATATATAAGTTCACCTTTATAGCTCCCGAATACCTATGCGACGCTCTTAGAATTGTAAGACTTTGTGAAAACAAGCGGATTACAAGTAAGCAGCAAATCTATGACTTGACTACATTTAATATGGAGCCAGAATGGGAAGAGCAAGGAGATTTAGCTTCTGTAGAATGCGAATTTGAGACAGATACAGTTATCGCAAATATAGGCGGATATACTCCAGAGCTTGCAGGTGGAGACTTCAGCAATGATTTTAATAATGATTATAAAAACTCATAATATATGGCAAATTGGACTATATTAAAAGAAGCAATCGCCAGTGTGATTAAAACAAATGGCAATCAAGAAATAACAGGGCAGCTACTGCAAAATGCCCTGAACAATATTATCACAAATGTAGGCGAGAATGCTACATTCGCTGGCATAGCTACTCCTACTACTAATCCTGGTACACCAGATGGACCAGTTTTTTATATAGCTACTACTGCTGGAAGCTATTCAAACTTTGGTAGTTTAGAAGTGTCAAAAGGAGAAACCGCTATACTTCAATGGAATAATGGCACATGGACAAAAAATGCTATTAAGCCAATGGCCGAGTTTGAAAGTGGAATAATTTATGATGTGTCAGCTAATAATGATGGCGCAGTTTTTGAATCTCTTCAAGCTTTATTAAGTAGCTCTAATTTAAGTACTTTAATTCCTACGTCAGTTCGACATGGAGGTATGAGTATTCGGTTTATACAGAGTTCTGACAATAAGTATGAACAATTCAGATGTATAGCTAATGAGTTCACAACCGATGTAACCAAGTGGCAGAATGTAGGTAATTTCCTTGAAGAGAAAGAAACCTCATACTCAGAAGAAAATGTAGCTGGATATATCACTGATAAGAACAAGGCTATTATTGTTAAGATAAACAAAGACGGTAGTATCAACAGACTTGTCGAAAATGATAGGGATAAACATACTGTACATTTTGAGGATGTTGATATTGAAGGTATCGCCAATCTGCTAACTGACAAATGTAAGAAAATCATTGCTTCAATTAACGATAAGGCAGAAGTTGACTTCTATGGAGGCGGAGGTTTTGCAGGAGAGAAGACTACCGAAGCAAAGACAGGAGAATATGTCAGGCTATTAGTTTCAAAAAATAAAGTTGTTATTGGAGGTGTAAAGAAAGACGGTACTGTTCATCTGTTTAAAGCTAAGATAGATAATCTTGATACTGAAGTTGATATTAACATTACTGCTCTGATTAACGCTTTACCTGTTATTGCTTCTGGGCTTAATAATGTGGAAATATCAAATGACCAAAGAATAATAAATTTGCTTACATCAGTTAACAGCACTAAAGTTATAGATATTAAAGGAGTTAATATCAAAAATAAGTTAAAGCCTATAATGTCTATTGTAGATGATGATACTGTTGATGGGCAAATACCGAGTTCAATGGGAAAATCTGTTCCTGATAATACTGGAGGATATTTTTCTGTCTTGCTGCCTATTATATTATCACTCAATGATAAATATGATATTAATGCTAAAGTCGGACTTGCTTGTGAAGGCCACAGAGTTGGGCTTACATCATTTTATCAGCCCAATGATGATTATAGTCAGTTGAATGAAAATGGTAATCTTTTAAAGCTACTTAGTAATAAGATAGGCTGGGACATACTTAATCACAGTATGTCAGCACAGTTACCTGTTAATACTTATGGTGTTGATTCTATAAATTCAGCACTTGCTGGCCAAATACTTGCTGAAGGGTCTTATGTTTCTCCATTGAATTTTTATAATACCATTGTACTTGATAAAAGTACAGGTAAATGGTATGAGGTTAATTCAACAAAAACTGCTTGGGTGGAAAGAGTTCCTACTAAGAAATATGCTATGCAGTATTACCGTGATTATGGCACAAACAATTACCATATAAATCGTGATTTTGACTTTGACTATAGTTGGGGAGAATGGTTTAAGAGGGCAAAGGAACTTGGGCTACCTTACAAGAGCTGTATCGTATATAATGGTAGCTCTACTTCACCATTTACAATAGGTGCATCAAGGAAGTATGCTGAGTATGGTGTAAGAACCACTTTGGATATGACAAATGTTCCGCCTATTCCTGCTGCTGTTGCTAGGTACAGCATAATACATTCATCTGAAAACAATGCAGAGGTTCCCTCCTATCTTGCAAAGATGAAGAGCCTTGTTGATGAATGTTATTCAAAGCATTCGTGGTTGGTATGGATGTCTCATGCGAACAATAACTCTTTGCAAAATAGGTATAACACTGGAGTTGATTATGGCTTAAAGAAAGACAACAACTACTCTTCTGAATGGGAGATACCTCTTAATGCTTCTGAGATTACTACAATGGATGAAAATAACTATTGGGTAAATCCTCCTGCAAGACTCGGGATTTCACGTTGGAAAGATTGGCATCCCGCTCCAGGTACACAGATTGGTGCGTTCTATGAAGTGCTTGAATATGCAATCAATAAAGGGATAGACATTGTTACACCAACTGAAGGATGGAGCACTCACGGCAACCTGATGCAGATAGGTGTTGATATGATGGACACTCACACAATATATAATATAGTTGATGCATATACTGATGCAGAGCAATCATTCCTTACTGTTGGTGCTGATGGCAGTATTAGATATTTTTCAAAATAATAATTTAAACGTTTAAAAACATGGGAACTTTAATTAAAATAAAAGCAGAAGTTGTAAATACTGAACTTCCAGTAATTACAGAACAAGGTATTTTACCTTATTATACAGGTGTTTATGTTAATAAACTTGCCGAGAAAGGTGTTACCCTTACTCAAACTGAGATTAATGCAGTAACTGCATTTATTAACAGCCTTATTGAGGCCGATGTCATTGATAAGATAGGCACTTTCTATCCGTACATTGGTAATCCCAATGTGCCACTTATTGGTTCTAAAGAGTATGTTTATGATGATGTCACTCCAAGTAATGAGAATTTGGATTTTGTTGGCGGAAAATTACGTGGCTATAAAAAGTTATTATCAACCAATGGCGTAAAACTCGGCGACCTTGCTGCAACTGATTTTGGCGTAATGTTTGGTGGCTCTATGATAACTAAAGTTCCATCAGATAATGTATCTGTCACCAATGCGCTTGCTTATTTTTCAAATAAGCAAGAAACTCCTGCCTATGTGCAATTAAGATTTGCTATAGACCCCAGTACTAAAGACTTTAGATTTGCCATAAATGCAAGGGATGAAAGTCAAGTAATACTTAATAGAACTTTCAGTCCTTCAATAGCTAGGTCAAATGTTTTACATAATTTTACATTTGCCTATGGCTTATCTAATGTGCCACCAGAAGTAACTGATGTTTTAAGATACAATAGAACATGTTACAGAAATGGCGTTCAGATTGCAAATGCTGCATCCAATGGTATTACAGGCTATATTACTAATAATAATCTTACTAATTTAACTCCGCAGGCTGGTAGCAATCAATCAGAATGGGTGATGACAACTTTTGCTTATTTTAATAGCATCCTGACTGAAGATGAATCAGCTGCTTTCTGTGAAGCTTTGAATACCTTCACTGCTGCTGTAGGTAAGACCGTGAGTGTTGGATAAGCATATTGTTCTTGTAAAAATCCGTATAGAGCGAAAGAAAGAGTTCAATACATATAATTTAAAATAACAAGGTATGGAATTAAAACATCTTATGTCATTTGTATTGGTAGCAGAGACTGCATCATTCAGTGTTGCGGCCTTCAAACTAAAATAAAAAACAATAAAACAAAGTAGAAAATCATATTCTTGCAAGATATGTACTAATTAAAATTTATGTTTAACCATTAAACTGTAAAGATTATGGTTACATTATCGCCAGTAGGCTTAGCCGCTGCTCCTGTGGCAAATCAAGTTTCGTTCTTGGCCACATTTAAGGAGAAATTGTGTCGTTGTGTCTGTGCAACTTCTACCAATCAACCGTTTGTGACTGTTACTTATAGGAATGAAACGCCTGTTCTTAACGGAACTACCGTATTCGTGCCTATTGTAGCAACAATCACGATTACTACTCCGAATGCTTGCAAATGCCAAGCTGAGACACAGGTAATCAATGAACGGTTTGTGGTTGCATTCCAAGGTAGAACGACACTTCCTACATCTGTTACTATCAACCAGCTTGGAATGACTCAAGGACTTATTAAGATAGTATGCGGAAAATCCAACTGCTATGCTATCAATAGCTCATTGAGCGTTTCTATTCCAGCTGAACCAGCAACCTAATTGAAATTGAGGGTACTTAGGGAAGTTTTATACTTCTCTGAGCGCCCTCTTTTTTATTAACAATTCAAAAAGATAAGCTATATGTTGTTATTCAAAGATATAAAGCAGAATTATCCTGTATACATTCTTGATACACAGGAATTTAGCCTTATTCAAGGCAAAGCCACTCAGGTATCGTTTCCTCGATTAGAAATGAACCAGAAGACTGGCAAAACAGAGATGGTAGTAGATGTTACTATAGAGGCCAATGGAAAAATGGCAACTTACGCTATTCCTGAAAGCCACTCAGTTACCTATGCTGGACATCTTGTTCTGTCAACAGAAAAATCTGGATTGACGAGCGAAGTCGAAGCTCAAAAGGCAAATGCTGAACAGGTTTTGGCTTCTGCTTCTAAAGCTCAAAACATCATTGACAAAGCTCCTTCATTACTCGCAGAACTTAATCCTATGTATAAGGAAAAGCAAGAAACAGAGCAGCGCTTCGGCAAGATTGAAGGTTCTATCGGTGAAATGAAAGAACTCATGAAAAAGCAGCAGGAAATGATGGAGAATTTCATCAAAAAATTTGAAAGCTAAAAGTTATGGGACACAGATTAAAATGTATCATAGTAAAGCATCATACGTGCGACCATAATAAGGAGCATGAAGATGAAGAGGATGTAGTAGTAGAAAGCAGAATAGCTACTCCTCATGGTGAGCATAAGGTTAAATTTGATTTGCCTTATGAGCAAACAGCGAATGCTCTTATGTCTGCAAAAGGATATTCAGAGTATGTTAAAAAGCATGGCTACCATTTTACAGATGCGCTTGCAGAGCATGTAAGTAAAATGATGGAAAATGCAAATGGCCAACAGCACACATGGACAACTTCTCAAGTCAAGAAGTCTATGGAAAGCCTTGGCCTGACAATTCCTAGTCATGTAACACACGGAGATGCAGCGTATCTTGCTAATATGTATTACGCAGACCTCTATCCAGACCCTCTAAAAGATGAAGCATCATGCCTCAGAGCTGCTTATAAAGTAGCAAATGACCCAGATGGCTATGAGGGAATGATTTTCTGCAGATGGACTGCTGACGCAATCGGAAAAGCAATCAAGTTGGACTGGGAAAAATTTGTATAGTATGTTAGAACTGATTGAAGCAAAGAACTTTGACGGACTAATGTTTTTCATAGCTATTAGAGTTGGCATTATTTTAATCTGCTGGATTTTCATGATACTAAGCAGTATCGTAGACTTTTGGAGTGGAACAACAACAGCAAAAGCACTTGGCCAAGCATTGATGTCGCATGGATTTCGTAGAACAATTACAAAAATCGGCGATTATGTAAGGCTAATGCTTTTTGCTCTTATGTTTGATATACTTGGAAGCTTATTATCATTCTATATAATTCCATTTGCCACAATTCTATGTACTGTTGCAGTTATATATATTGAGGGTAAATCTGTGGTTGAAAATAGCAAACGTAAAAAAGCTCATGCTGCAGAAGTACCTGATATAGTTAAGCAGATTGTGCGAGCTACCACTGCCGAACAAGGTCATGAGATATTAGACAAAATAAGCCAATTGCTAGCATTAAATGAGAAAGATAAATAAAATCATAGTCCATTGCTCTGCTACTCCTGAAGGACGAGATGTTAAAACTGAGACCATACGAGATTGGCATGTGAATGGTAATCATTGGAAAGATATTGGTTATCATTATGTGGTTGAGCTCGATGGCTCTGTTCATAAAGGCAGAGATGAAAGTGTAGTTGGAGCCCACTGCTCAGGTCAAAATGCAAACTCTATAGGAGTATGCTATGTAGGAGGCGTTGCTAAAGACGGTAAAACTCCTAAAGATACGCGCACTGAGGCTCAAAAGCAATCTTTACTCGAATTGCTGAAAAGCTTAAAGGCAAAATACCCAAATGCTACTATTCATGGACACAGAGAATTTGCAGCTAAGGCATGCCCCAGCTTTGATGCTAAGTACGAGTATAAAGACCTCTGAAGCACATAAAAACCATTCTCGTAATAATTTCTTATACGCGAGAATGGTTTTTATATTAAAGATAAGGTAATTATAAACAAGAAATTAAAACTATGCGAGAATACGCGAGAATAAATTGAGCATGAAAAAGATAATCATAAAAATAGGAATAATTGCTGTTGCTATTCTACTTATAGTAATAACAGGAATTAGGATTAAAAACCTAAAAGAAGAAAACAGTAGGCTTAAAAGCAATCAGGAAGTATTGCTTTCAGAAAAAGAGTCTATAATGGCACAAAGCCAACTCTATAAAGTATCTGATAGCCTTAATGCTGCTAAAGTAACAGAGCTTCAGCTTTCACTTTCTGAATATAAGAAATACAGAAAGCAGGATTTGGAACTAATTGAGCAGCTTAAAGTAAGCAAATCAGACTTACAGAGAGTTATATCGTCTCAGACAGAAACAATAAGCTTACTTTCTGCAAAGCTGAGCGACTCTATAAGAATTGATACTACGACGAATACAGTTGATACACTTAAATGCTTTAATTACAAATCAAAATGGACTGATGTGGCAGGATGTGTTGACCTAAAAAGAGACACTGTAGAGTTGCAAATATCTAACAGGGAGTCACTTAAAATAGTAGAAACAGTGAAGTATAAGCGCTTTTTGGGATTTTTATGGAAAACCAATAAAGTAAAAAGTAGGCAAGTAGACGTCGTAAGCCAAAATCCAGCCACCTCTATAGTTAATGTGGATTACATAAGCATAAGCGGTAAACAATAGAAACAATATAAACAAGTCATTGTTTATGCCTAAAGTGCTCAAAATTAATTACTTATATACGCTGTAAACAAAGAAACAATAATTTCATTAAATCTTTTCGTATTAAAAGCTGATATTTCTTATTAACCTTAATGTTAATCGGAAATTAAGAAATTAAGTTTGAAATATATAGAGGCATTGTTTTTATTGTTTCTTTGTTTACAGCAATTTCAAAGCCGCACTAAAATTGCTGTTTAATTATTTTTAACAAATAAATTCTCAAAAAATAATGGAAAAATTTTTTTCTTTCGAGAATAGTTTGTATATTTGCATATCGAAAATAAGATAATAAAATTCACCAAAATATGGAACAACAATTTAATATAGGTAATGTAATTGAGCACTACAAGCCAAATACGGAAGATTTAGCGAAGGTGTTATTTCCTACTGTTAAATATCCAAAACAGGCATTTGACCGCGTGTTAAAAGGTGAAGCCAATTTGGATGTTATACAGTTAGAGCGATTGGCCAATCATATTGGCGTGTTAGTAACTGATTTGTTTTCAGCAAATACTTGGAAAGGTTCATCCGAAGATGGATGCCTAACAATGCTGAAAGGCGAATATAAAGTAAAACTGAATTATAAAGGCGTGTACGTATCTATATATAAGAATAATGAGCTTATCTACCAAAAGCTCTCAAACGTACCAGATATGACAGTAAACGAGTTTATTAACTATTTAGATAACTTCATTAAAAATTACGAAAATGGAAACCATTAAAATTTCTGTTGAGGTTAGCGTAAACCTGTCTGAAAATACGCAGAAGTTTTTAACTTCATTGTTTGCAGCAGGAGTTCCAAGTGGAGCTCAAGTAGCCGCTTCAGTTTCTAAACCTGCTCCTACAGCGCCAGTAAAGCCGGCTCCCGCAAAACCTACTCTCCAGCCTGCAGCACCTGCCCAGACTCAGAGCGCTGCCAAGCCTGCTCCTTCAGCACCTGCTGCTCCGGCTGCTTCTTCTGCCTCTAAGAGCATTGAGGATGTTCGCGGAATGCTTGCAGAGAAGGTCAATGAGCATCGCGATGTAATCAAGCAGAAACTCAATGAGCTTGGAGCCCCGAGTGTAACAAAGCTTGACCCGGCTAAGTATGATGAAATGTATAACTTCTTAGAGTCACTGTAATGGCAAATCAAAAGAAGCTGCAACAAGTGGCAATTAAGTTTCGCAAAGAAAATCCTGCATTGCATGCTATATGCTCAAGTTTACTTTCAGGTATGGCTAAGTTTATAGCAAAATCTGGAGCAGCTGAAGTAACTGTAGGAATTAAAAACGGAGAGTACTATGAAGCAACAAACAATTAGTACTAAACCACAGAAACATAGCCAGAGGAGTCATGCACTCCTCTCGGCTTCTGGAGCAGGAAGATGGCTGAATTGTACTCCGTCTGCCAAGCTTGAAGATGAATACGGAGAAAAGAAGTCTTCAGTATATGCAGAAGAAGGTACATTGGCCCATGAGCTCTCAGAACTTTACCTGAGAAAAGATACACTTAACAGCATTAGTGAACAAGACTTTGACCAAAGGCTCGAAGAGATAATGGCAAATGACCTGTTCAGCGAGGAAATGCTTGAAGTCGTACCTATCTATACAGATTATTGCTCAGAACAATTAGCTGAAGCAAAAACTGAAAATCCGTTAGCCGTCATGGAAATTGAGCAGAAACTCGATTTGACAGAATATGTGCCTGAAAGCTTTGGAACAGCCGACTGTGTTGTTATCAATGATAATCTTATGGAAGTCATTGACTTAAAATATGGAAAAGGTGTTCCAGTATATGCTGAATGGAATAAGCAACTTATGCTTTATGGACTTGGAGCTTTACAGAAATATGATACAATGTATGATATAACGGAAGTGCGATTGACTATTATACAGCCTCGCATTAACAATATATCAAGTTGGCAAATATCTGTCGAAGAACTCCGTAAATGGGCAGAAGAGGAGCTTAGACCAAGAGCTGAACTTGCTTTTGAAGGTAAAGGAGAACTTAATGCTGGAGATTGGTGCAGATTTTGTGCTGTGCGTAATCAGTGTCGTAAGCTTTATGAGCAACAACTCGAAATTGCACAACATGAATTTGCAGACCCAGAGTTGCTAACCGATGATGAGATTGCTGATATAGTTAAGCGTGTGCCTAAGCTTATAGAATGGGCTAATTCAATAACAGAATATGCACAAACTAAAGCGATTAACGAGAATAAGCAATGGCCGGGGCTTAAATTAGTTGAAGGAATTAGTCGACGCAAATGGGTTGACGAAGACCAAGCTTCTAATGCAATTTTTGCACGTTGCCCTGAACTTTCAGAAGATGAGATTTTCAATATGAAGCTTAAACCGATTACTTCTATTGAGAAGTTAGTAGGCAAAAAGCGTTTTGAGGAAATACTCTCAGATGTGGTTATCAAGCCACAAGGCAAACCTACTCTTGTACCGCTTGAAGACAAGAGACCAGCAATGGGATATGCTCAAGCACAACTAGATTTCAAAGAATAATAACATCTTAAATTAAAAGACAATGAGTAATCAAGTAAATTCAACCAAGGTTGTAACTGGCAAAGTAAGATTTTGCTATGTAAACGTGTTCGAGCCCACAGCTATGAATGAGGACGATACTCCTAAGTACAATATCTGCGTTCTTATTCCTAAGAGCGATACGGCTACTATTGACAAAATCAAGAAAGCCATAGAAGCTGCAAAAGAAGCAGGTAAGGCAAAACTCGCAGATAAGAATGGCCGTATCCCAGCAAACCTCAAATTGCCTCTACGCGATGGCGATGAAGAACGTCCGGATGACCCAGCATTTGAGGACCACTATTTCATCAATGCAAACTCGATGCGTCAGCCGAGCATTGTGGACCGCTCACTTAATCCAATCATGAGCAGAGACGAGTTCTATTCGGGCTGCTATGGCCGCGCTTCAATCAACTTCTATGCTTTCAATGTTTCATCCAAAGGCATCGCTGCTGGATTGAATAATCTTCAAAAGCTTGAAGATGGAGAGATGTTGGCTGGTGGCTCAACAGCTGAAGAAGATTTCGGTGGAGATAATGCTGTTCAGGATGACGATATGATGTAATTTCCTCTCTGCCTTAATGAGTATAGTAGTTTAATGGTAAAACCACAGAGTAGCATTGATTTGTTGCCTGTTATGCAGGTTCGAGTCCCGCCTATACTCCTATTATAATACATAAATGAAATATAATGGCAAAAAATCTTTTTATAGACGTTGAAACATATTCATCTGTAGATATTAAAGAGTCTGGAGCTTATAAGTATATTGAGTCACCAGACTTTGAAATTCTTATAATAGGATATGCTTTGAATGACAACCCGGTAAAGATAGTAGATTTGGCTCAAGGTGAAGAAATGCCTGAAGAGTTTGAAGAAGCTTTGCTTGACCCGGATTGTGTAAAAGTGGCACATAATGCAGTATTTGAGCGCTTGAGCTTTAAGCGTATAGGATATAATGTTCCAGCAGAACAGTGGTATTGTACCTCTGTAAAAGCTGCGTATTGTGGTTTACCACTTTCTTTGGACGAAGTATCAAAGGCTCTTAATCTTACAGATAAAAAGCTAGATACTGGTAAAGCGCTTATTAAATACTTCTCATGCCCATGCAAAGCAACTCGAGTTAATGGCATGCGTACTCGGAATTATCCTGAGCATGCTCCTGAAAAGTGGGAAATGTATAAGGAATATAACAAGTATGACGTACTTGCAGAGCGTGAGATATTTAAGAGATTAGAGGCATATATCATTCCTGGTATTGAGCGCAAGATGTATGTGCTTGACCAGAATATAAATGATAGAGGTATTTTGGTTGATATGGAATTAGCAGAGTCCGCTATCGCAGTAGATAACACATATACTTCTATCTTAACGCAACATGCTCAACAGCTAACAGGGCTTGAAAATCCAAACTCGCCTGTTCAAATTAGGCAATGGATTGAAAAGACAACAGGATGTGTTGTTATGTCACTTTCAAAGGAAACAATGCCTGATTTAATGAAAGAGTTTGCAGATTATCCAGATGTTATTGAGTTGCTTAATATACGCAAAAAGCTCTCAAAAACGTCTATTAAGAAGTATTATGCTATGCTTAATTGTGCCATGAAAGACCATAGAGTCCGTGGTACATTTCAATTCTATGGTGCAAATAGAACTGGACGATGGGCAGGTAGGCTATTGCAATTGCAGAACTTATCAAAAAATCACATATCACATATAGAAGTACCACGTGAAATGATTAGAGCCCGTGATTGGGAGTCAGTTGAGATGATGTATGATGATGTTGCAGATATTTTGTCTCAGCTAGTAAGAACAGCTCTTATAGCATCGCCTGGTAAAGTATTTAGTGTTGCAGACTTCTCAGCCATTGAGGCACGCGTTATATCTTGGCTTGCAAATGAAAAATGGCGAATGGACGTATTCCGCGGAGACGGTAAAATCTATGAAGCTACAGGAGCAAAGATGTTTAATGTGCCAATATCTGCTATTACAAAAGGCTCAGTACTTCGCGACAAATCAAAGATTTCAGAGCTTGCGCTTGGTTATGAGGGCTCATTAGGAGCACTTAAACGAATGGGTGGTGAACGTATGGGCTTATCAGATACTGAAATGATGAGTCTGGTGCGTAAGTGGCGTATGGCCAATCCAGCAATCGTAGACATGTGGAAAGAGATAGACGAAGCATCGAAAGAGGCTGTCAGATACCAAAGGCCAGTATCATGCACATATAGAAATATAATTTTCGACTGTAATGGTGAGTTTATGACAATACAATTGCCATCTGGCAGAAAGCTATTCTACTATGGACCTAAATTCAAAGATAAGAAGATAGGCCGTTCTACGATGCCAACACGAGTACTATGTTACCAAGGAGTTGTGCAAGAAACTAAGCAATGGGGTGAAATTGATACGTATGGAGGTAAATTAACAGAGAACATTGTACAGGCTATTGCACGTGACTTATTAGGTGATGCAATGTTAAGAATGCAAGATGAAGGTTATGAAATAGTAGCGTCAGTACATGACGAAGTAATAGTAGAAGTACCAGAAATAAATGCTAAAGACCACTATAATAGGCTTGTTGAAATAATGAGTACTCCACCACAGTGGGCAGAAGATTTACCTTTGAACGCTGATGGAGGAGTAATGATGTTTTACCAAAAATAATTAAATGTTATGGAAGGATTAAATATAACAAAATGCCCTAATCTTTATATAAAGCATGAAGATTATGCAGAAATACTTCTACAGAATAAAAAAGGAGAAATTATAGCTTCAGCTTTAGTAGACTTAGAGGACCTAGATAAAGTAATCTTATACAGATGGACTTTTCATAGAGGTTATGCTTTTTCTTTTAGGCATAGAATGCATAGGGTAGTATTAGGGCTAGATAGACCAGATTTTAATGACCATACTACTTGCATAGACCATATCAATGGTGATACTTTAGATAACAGAAAGTCTAATCTAAGGGTATGCACCAAAATAGAAAATGCTCAGCATGCTATTAAACCAAGAATAGATAATACTTCTGGAGCAATAGGAGTATCGAGATATGGAAATGGTAAATACAGAGCCTATATAACTGTGCATAAAAAGACTATAGGCTTAGGTCAATATGATACCTTTGAAGATGCGGTAAAAGCTAGATTAGAAGCTGAAATAGAATATTTTGGTGAATACAGAGGCTGCAATTCTAAGTTTTCATACTTGCTAGAAGATTAAAAATATGATTTGGTTGTGTTTATATATTGTTTACGCATATTATGCAAGTAGATAAATTGAAATACGATGAAAATTTGAGCATAGCAGTTGGACTAAACGTTTCAAGTAAAATATGGAAAAATACCAAAACTACTTGGAGCAATTTAGTTCAAAAGCTAGCTACTCCTGTAGTAACCGCTGAAACATATAAGCGGTTTATAAGTGCCACAAAAGAAGAGCAAAGTAAGATAAAAGATGTAGGCGGATTTGTAGGCGGATTTCTTACAAATGGTAGGCGTGATAAAACAAATGTACTTTATCGCCAGTTAATTACATTGGATATTGACTTTTCTCATGAGAACTTTTGGTGGGACTTTACAATGCTATTTGATTGTGCCGCGGTTATTCATTCAACTCATAAGTCATGCCCTGAAAAGCCACGACACAGATTGATAATTCCACTTGATAGAGAAGTATCACAAGAAGAATATCAAGCTATTGCTCGAAAAGTCGCTGGAGACCTAAACATTGATTTGTTTGACCAGTCGACTTTTGATGTAAATAGACTTATGTTCTGGCCGTCTGTATCATCAGATATGGAGTACTACTTTGAATTTCAAGACGGACCTTTCCTTGAAGCTGATTATATTCTTGGGCTATATGATGATTGGCATGATACGAGCGAATGGCCAACTGCTACAGATAGCACAGATGTAATAATGCAAGCTATCAAAAAGCAAGAAGACCCAGAAGATAAAAAAGGCATAATTGGTGTTTTCTGTCGTACTTATACTATACAAGAAGCTATTGAGACTTTTCTTTCAGATGTATATACACCAGCTGGAGAAGGGCGATATACGTATATAAATGGTTCTACAGCTGCGGGCTTAATAGTCTATGATGATAAATTTGCATATTCTCACCATGGAACAGACCCTGCTGGATGTAGATTATGTAATGCATTTGACTTAGTTCGCATACATAAATTTGGCCATTTAGATACAGGCAAAGAAAAAGAAGACAAAGATAAAAAGAGCTTTAAGGCAATGGAAGAATTTGCCTCTAAAGACTCTACAACAAAAAAGCATATTGCCGAAGAAAAGTTTGCTGAAGCTAAATTCGAGTTTGCAGAAGAAGCAAAAGCAGAAGTTCCTGAAGAGTATGATACTTCATGGACAGAAGAGCTTGATGCTAATACAAAAGGCGAATATGATAATTCTGCCAATAACTTGAATATAATAATTCAGCATGACCAATTCTTAAAAGATGTATTTAAGCTAAACATTTTTGATAATAAAAGATATGTTACACGTTCGTTACCATGGCGTAAAGTCGATACTGTGGAGCCTCTCCGTGATGTTGACTATTCTGGTGTTCGTAATTACATTGAGTGTGTTTACGGCATTGTGTCAAGTCAAAAAGTGGATGACGCGCTTGCGCTTGAATTTGAAAAGAAAAAGTTCCATCCGATAAGAGAGTATATATGCACTCAAAAGTGGGATGGCATACCGAGAGTTAATACATTATTGATTGATTATTTTGGAGCAGAAGATAACGCTTATACTAGAGCCGCCATTAGGAAGACGTTGGCGGCAGCTGTTGCGAGGGTATTCGAGCCAGGTATTAAGTTCGACACAGCGCTTATACTTGTCGGAGAACAAGGAACATATAAAAGTACTTTCGTTAAAAAGCTCGGCATGGAATGGTTCTCAGATACATTCACGACTGTGCAGGGCAAGGAGTCATTTGAGCAGATACAAGGGGCGTGGCTGATTGAAATGGCAGAGCTTTCAGGCCTTAAGAAAGCAGAAGTAGAGTCAATCAAGCACTACATATCAAAAAGAGAAGATATGTTCAGGCCGGCGTATGGTAGAACAGTAGAAACATATAAGCGTCAATGCGTATTTTTTGGTACTACTAACAACAAAGATTTCTTACGTGACCCGACAGGAAATAGGCGATTTATGCCTATAGATGTAAGGCCAGAATATGCCACAAAATCTGTAAACGATGACCTTACGCAAGATGAAGTAAATCAAATATGGGCTGAAGCATATCAACTATATTTGGCAAAAGAGCCTTTATACCTTGTTGGTGATGAAGATATAATTGCTAAGATTGAGCAACATAAACACTCAGAAGCAGATGAGCGAAAAGGTATTATTGAAGAATATCTTAATACTAAATTTCCAGATGATTGGGACAAAATGGACCTGTATGACAGAAGACGTTGGCTTGAAGACCCATTGTCTAAAAATGGTACAGTACAAAAAGACTTTGTCTGCATTGCTGAAGTATGGTGTGAGTGCCTTGGCAAAGATAAGACAGAAATGTCAAGATATAATACCAGAGAGGTTAATGAAATTCTTAGGTCATTGCCTGAATGGGAAGCTATAGCATCTACTAAGAACTTTCCTTTATACGGTAAACAGAAATACTATAAACGTAAAGATAGCTTATTATGATAGCAAATTTTTATAAGAAAAACGGTATAGAAGCTCGTAATTACAAGCTAATTGCTTCTAAGAATATAGATTGCATTCCACAAAAAGGAAACCTTATTGTATTCTCTGGGCAATTGTTCGTAATAGACAAAATATGCTTTGATATAGATAAGTGTGAATATAATCTTTATATTGTAAGAGTATGATTATTAAGCAATATATAGTAGAGTGTGATAAGTGCGGCAAGCTGATTGGTATTTATAACCATTATAAGCCAAGCTTAAAACAATTACGCAAATGCTGTGGAATTGTTATAATAAATAATAGTACGCCACGGCTAATATGTAAAGATTGTATAAAGTATGATGATAGACAGTGAAAAAGTTGTAGAGCGCAAATTGGTTGAGCTTGTTAAAATAAATGGTGGTATGTGCATAAAACTGCTGTGTGACCAACTCATAGGCTTACCAGATAGAATGTGCTTATTTCCAGGCCATAAAATAGTTTTTGTGGAATTAAAAACAACTGGACGAAAGCCTAAACGCATACAGGCATATATGCACAATAAGCTTAGAGCTTTGGGTTTTAGAGTTGAAGTAATAGATACGATAAAAGGCGTTGAACAATTTATAGATAGTATAATTTATGATAAGTAACATAGTTGCATTTATAATAGGTGCTTTGTTTGGTTTAGCTTGTTTAGCTATATTTAACAGTAACAAAAGATGAAAGAAACAGATTTACATAAATACCAATTAGCTTGCGTGCAGCATATAATCGAGCATCCATTTTGCGGTGTATTTGTAGATATGGGCCTTGGCAAAACCATATCAACTCTTACTGCTATAAATTATTTGATGTTTGATTATTGTGAAGTTAATTCTGTATTAGTTATAGCTCCAAAACGAGTGGCTGAGTCAGTTTGGCAAGAAGAAGCAGAGAAATGGGAACATACAAAGCATTTGCGCTTTTCTAAGATTATAGGTACTGCTAAACAGCGAATAGCAGCTGTTATGGAAACAAAAGCTGATATTTATATCATATCAAGAGATAATGTTGCATGGCTTTGTGCTTTATATGGCGGAGGCAAATTACCTTTTGATATGGTAGTAGTCGATGAGCTTAGCAGTTTTAAGTCTTATAAATCAGAGCGTTTTAAGGCATTACGCGGCGCAAGACCTTATCTTAAAAGGTTAGTAGGACTAACTGGTACACCCGCTCCAAATGGACTTATTGATTTGTGGCCTCAAATATATCTTATGGATAGAGGCGAGCGCCTTGAAAAGACAATATCCAGATATAGAGAAAGGTATTTTCGGCCAGGTCAAACGAATGGTCATGTCGTATATTCATACGATTTGATGAGTGACTCAGAATATCTAATACATAAGAAAATAGAGGATATTTGCATAAGCATGAAAGCCGATGATTATCTTGAAATGCCATTTAGGACAGATAACTATATAAAGCTTAGAATGCCTGAAGCTCTAAAGAAGCAATATGATGACTTTGAAAAGAATAAAGTGCTTGACTTAATAAGCGCTACTGAAACGGTTGAGCAAGAAGACGAAAATGGCAATTCAGTATTTGTTAAAAAGCCTGTGGAAGTAAACGTAGTCAATGCCGCTGCCCTTTCAAATAAATTACTTCAATTTGCTAATGGAGCTATATATGATGAAGAAAGAAATGTGTTTCCAATTCATGATATTAAGCTTGAAGCTCTTAAGGAGATAATTGAAGATGCAAATGGCCAATCTGTGCTTGTAGCATGGACCTATCAATTCGATAGGGATAGAATCGTGGAATATCTTAAAAAATATAAGCCAAGAGAGCTTAAAAACAATAAAGATATTGAAGACTGGAATACTGGTAAAATACAAGTTATGTTAGCGCATCCAGCATCAGCAGGCCATGGGCTTAATCTTCAAGCAGGAGGTAGCATAATAGTTTGGTTTGGGCAAACATGGAGTCTTGAATTATATCAGCAGTTTAATGCTCGATTATATCGACAAGGACAGCAAAATCATGTTGTTATAAATCACTTGATATTGCAAGGCACTCATGATGAAGATGTAATCAGAGCACTTAAAGCAAAAGATAAAAAGCAAAATGCCTTAATGGATAGCATAAAAGCAAAAATTGACAAATATAAAAAATTTATGTAATATGGGACGTAATGGAAAGCAAGCTCCGGTATTTCCGAAAATGGTAAAATTTGTTAACGATAATGTTGGCAAAGTAATAAGTTCAAAAGAAATTCTGCTTGGTAAAGAGCCAGGTAGAAACTCAGAAACCGCATATCTTTATAAGTTTGTAAAGCTTGGATATGTAGAACCTGTAGGCAATAATAGCTTTGTGAAAGACAAAACAGCAAGTTTTAAGGTGATAAGAGAATTTCCTAAGCATTACAACTCTGTTATGTTTATGGATGAGCTGAGAGTGGCAAATGGGTATATACCAGATAATCGTAAACGTAAAGTATATTGATATGAAAGCAACAGATGTACAAATAGGTGGTAACCATTATAAAGATATGGCTATGCAACCAATAGAGCTTATAACTGCTTTAAGATGCTCTTTTATACAAGGATGCATTATAAAATATATTAGTAGGTATAAAGCTAAAAATGGAGCGCAGGATATAAAGAAATGTATTCATTATGCTCAATTAGCTATTCAGTTAGGAGATAAAAGAAGATGCAATGATAAAGCTCTCTCTCTTAACATAAATAAGTTTATTATTAAAAATTAACTAACGATTCTTCAGCGGATAATTATTACTCAAACTGCGTATAATAACTATGAGCAAGTTATTCAATTTTGCAA